TAGCTGCCCCGGCAATAACCATACCTGTCCCTAGGGTCTTCATCTGGGCCCTCATCTGTTCAGTAGTATTTTTAGTTACAGTTCTAGCTTTACCGAGGGCCTTTTCTAGCGGTACAATATCCGCTCCAATTTTTACATAGACTTCTCCTAATTGCATTTACATCACCTAATACCTTTTAGGAACTGGCAGACCTAGCTTTCTGGCCCTGTCCACTAGTTCCTTATTACTGTACTTTTTATCTTCTTTCTGTCCCCCTCGTACCATCTTTTCTATCTCTGCGATGTTATACATATATTTATGGAATTGGTAAATACTCAAATCATTAATTGCTTCAGGCCCTAAAGAAGGATAGTACCGGGACAAAAGGGTAAAAGCGAGGCTCCAACTTACTGCTTCCCCTTCTTCACCTTTAGAATAGGGTTTTCTACCTTACCACCAAGCTTCATCAATACTTCAGATACTTCCCCGATATTATCTAAATCAATTAACTTATCTACAGCTTCTAGTGTCAACTCTTTTTGTTCTTTTTGTAAGGCCTTCCACAGCAAAAAACAGACCCCATCCATGGTCCCCATTTCCCTTGTTTCATCTATGGGAGAATCTAAGACTTTAGAGATCAGTTCTATCCTTTCTCTTGGCTCTTTTACGGTTTCTTGGATTAGTTTTATCTTCTTCCCCTTGCAATACTGCCTAAAATCGGCCAAATCCCGGATAGTCAAGACCCCAAGTTTATATTCTTTTCCTTTGATCGAAAATGTTATCCCACTCTTAGAGATATCCTCTAACTTATCAGGCATATTTTACCTCCTCATTATTCTTTCAATTTATCGAACTGTATCTTAACTACTGATTCCACAACTCCAAGGGTCATCTTGAGTCTTAAGTGTCAAAGCCTTGTCTCCTTGGAAGCTGATACTCTGGGTAACTAATGCATCTACAGGGGTCGTTTCGTCTATCCCAGTAACCACGGTATCACCATCCCAATACTGGGAAGGACTACCTGTAGAAGGGGTAGCTACATAGTTTAAGAACAGTCTAATCTCTACAGTTTGTCCTAACCAATCATCTATCTCATTATTTGCGTCCAAAAAATACTTATCTGCCGTAGCTGTCCAACCAGTTAGACCTGGAATATAGTTCCTTCCACCCGAAGAGTTATCGAAATTGGTCGTCTCAAGTGCATCCGCAGATTGACTCAAAGTCCAGTTATAAAATCCAAGTACTTCAACACCAGGTTCTGCTTCTAAGAAAACTGGAGCCCCTGTATCAGACCCTGCAATTACTGCTTCGGCTACCGTTAATGTATCTGTAGTAACAACATTAATAGTATATATCCTATCATTCCCTGTCGATGACCCAGAGCTACATCCTGTAATTCCAACTAGCATCCCAGTAGTATAACCTTCATCTTCAAAATTGATAACCCCAGTAGCACCACTATCTGTAGAAGAGGTAATAGTATAGACACCTCCTCCTGTAGAAAAAGTAATAGAATCTGCTAAGGCCTCATTTCTCAGTTCCTCATTAAAATATACAGCTCCATTTTCTCCACTAATTACTGCCATATTATTTCACCTCTCTTTTTATTAACCACCTGTAGTGGTAGCTAATAATCCAGTCCCCTGAAAAGTATAACTTTGAGTAACTATACCATCCCGTGCTGTAGTGATGTCCATGCCAGTAATGATTATGCCCCCATACCATAGTCCAGCAGTTCCAGTTGATGTCTTTAGGGTAATTGAGCCAGTAGAATTGGGGACAGCGGTATTACTCGTAGAGTATAGACTATCAAAGCTACCACTCCATGCACTCAGTCCTGGAATATAAGTCCTTCCACCAGATGAATCATCAAAATTAGATGTTTCCAATGCATCTCCTGCATAAGACAATGTCCAACTCTTCACAGTTGTTAAAGCACCAGTAAAATCGACACTTCCATCTTTTCCACTTAATTCTGCCATAATTTAACACTTCCTTTCTTTTTTTTAGTATTCTTCCCCATCTGGTAATATCGTATAATTCCTTATTGCAAAGGGGTTCCTATCCTCTGGTGGGACTAGAGAAGCTAACCCTTTCTGTGGAACCTTTTTACGAAATCCAGGGAAATTGCCTTCTTGTTTAGTTTTCATTACATAAGATTCTCTGGTATTTCCAATCGGGATACCCCTACCCATGGCTACCCCACACCAGAATTCCATAGTACCTTTCTCATTTATGAGGTATTCACAATCTGCATCTGGTCGCATATCCACCCCATACATATCAATTGTCTTTGGATTCTGCATTATGGCCGTAGCCAACATATAAGCAATCACATTTAAGAAGAATCCCACCTTAAATTCCTCTAATATTTCCAAGACAGGTATCTGTGCACTTTTTATCAAAGGTTTATATACCCCGATAGTATAGACCGGCATACCTATTCTGTTTATATTTTCAAATAAATTTATATCATCATCAAAGATATTGTCCCTGGGGTCATGTCCGAAAAATATTCTATCCACAGCATGGTCCCGGTAGATTACATTCGAGCCCCAGATTTCAACCCCTTCCCTTCCAGGAACCAAATCAGGACATTGATACCAGCTTGGTCCTTGTGCCAGTATGATTATTTTGTCAAGTCCTTTTACAAATTCGATACTTTTCTGCATCTTTAACCTCCTTTAAAGATTGTGTGCAACTTTTACAATTTTATATTTTAAAGCACTCTTAGTCTTTCCCCATTTATATACCGGGTCAAGGTGTAATGCATGGCTTTGTTCGTCTGTTTTTGCTATAAAACCATAATAGTTCCCTCTACCTTTCCTCCGCATTAAAGTAGAGCCTTTGCTCAAATAAAACCTAATCTTCCTCCCTATGGCCACTCCTAACCAGTATTCTATGTTCCCTTTTTCGTTCTGCATATATTCTTTCCCGGTACCAAAACCCATATCAACACCGAATAGCATTAAATTTTTTGGCTTTTGCATTATAGCTAATGCCAGCATATAAGAAATGTTAGTCAAAAAATAGGCTATCCCAAATTCTTTGATAACTTCCTCCATGGGGTATGGGATATTATTCTTTAATTCCTCATATTTACCCAAGGTGTATACCGGAAAACCTTTTTCGTTTGCTTCTTCGATTATTTTTGTTTTCCTGTTATACTGGGTCATATAGATATCATGCATCATAAATAACCTGTCGACTTCCCTGGCCTTGTATATGTTATTACACCCCCAGTACTCTGACTTATCAGGTTTTTTAACAGGGCAGAAGCCTAATGATTGCCCTCTACCTAAGATAAAGATATTATCTAGCTCCTTTACAAGCTCCATTTTATATACTTTTTTCGGTTCTTCTTTTTTAGTTTCTTTTGTAGTTTCCTCTTTAATTACTTCCTTTGGTTCTTCTTTGGTTTCCTCTTTAATCTCTTCTTTAATTACTCTCTCTGGCTCTATCTTGGTTTCCACTTTAGTCTCTTCTGTAGTCCCTCCTACAATTACTTTCTCTGGTCCTTTCTGAATTCCATTTTCAGATTCCATACTAAAACTCCTTTTTTTAAGTACTAGACTTTTGTACTTCAATACGATATTGTACAAAGTAATTCCAGATATCACTTTCCTTTGTTAGATTACTAATCTCTCTTTTCATGTATATGTTCGAATATCCACTTGTATCTAGATCACACCAATCATATAAATCAGTCAAGGCCTTAAATGCTGTATTGATATCTGTTGAACTGCTGTCATCATTGAATAGATTAAATTGTATGATATAATTTTCCATATCGGCATCGAAAGTCCATGAAGGCACGTTTGTAATCAAGTGGTATACCCCATAAGGGTACGTCTGCCCCTGTGGTGCCTCGGTAAAATACATCCCCTCTATTGTCGCTTTTAGACCTGAACTTCCGTTATACTTATTCCATATACTTTCGAATAAAACTTGCATATAATCTCCTTTAATAGGAGCAAGGCAATAATTTTTAAGTTAAAGTTACACAATCTCCACTATCTAATTTATATGTACCAGCCGAGGCACATTTAGCTATACTACAATTTACTGCAGTCGTTAGAGGCAAGGTATCCGAAGCATTGTAAATAGTACAATCGCCAGATGTATCTACTATTGCATTTCCACAATATGTATAAGTTGTCCAATATGGCTCCTTATATATTATCTTATACGGCTCATACCAACGGTCATAATGGTGGTGGTGTACTTCCTTTATTACTTCGATAATTGAAGTCTTTTTAGCTTCCTCGTCTTTTTCTTGTCGTTCGGCAATTAAATCA